CTGTTGATGAGAAGCACAGCGAATCTGGCCTTGAAGGTTACCGCGTGCGATATGCAGATGGCTACGAGTCATGGTCGCCAAAAGAAGCGTTCGAGGATGCCTACCGCGAATGTGATTCCATGACATTTGGCCTGGCGCTTGAGCTTCTTAAGAAAGGCATGCACGTTTGCCGCGCAGGCTGGAATGGCAAAGGCATGTGGCTGGAGTTGCAGCGTCCTGACGAGCACAGCAAGATGACGCTGCCTTACGTCTACCTGAACTACCCTGCAGACGCACAGAACACACCTGGCGCGCGTGTTCCTTGGCTGGCGAGTCAGACCGACATGCTGGCCGAAGACTGGAAAGTGGTGATCTGATGAAAGAGCCGACCACTTCCAAGTCGTCGGTTTCGGCCGTCAAGGACCGATACCTGACGATCCGCGTGCCGCCAGAGGTCGAGCTGGCGCTGCGCCGCCAGGCTGACGCTGACACCAGGACGCTGGCCGCCCAGGTGTTGCACTACATCAAGCAGGGACTGGCCAAGAGCCAGGAGGAGGCTGCCGCATGAAGCTGCGTCCTCGCCTTTCTGTGCAGTGGTTTCCTCGCCGCTGGCCATACTTCGCCATTGGATTTAACCGTGGCGAGTTCCACCTGTATCTGTGGATCGTCGAGATCGAGGTCTGGAGGTCGTACTGATGGCTGCAGACAGCCCAAACGACAAGCGCCACATCCTGGTGGCGATGCTGAGGCCTTCACCGATCAGCCTGGCCGCGTGCCAGGTCATCGGTGGGCCTCGGCCTCCGGCCGTCGCCGTGTTCTTTGACCGTGAGCAGGGCACTATCAGCCTGGTGGATGTGGTCGCGCCATGAAGAAGTCAGGTAAGCGCCGGCCTGTTGGCAGGCCGGTGACCTACACACACTGGGACGAGCTGATGGCCAGCGCCAGCGAGCCGCTGCCGCAAGAGCAGCGCACCTACCAGCTCACGCGCATGTACCAGGGGCTGCACGCCCTGGAGACGGCCGCGGAGCCTGGCAAAGAGGACTGGCGGGTCGTCAGCGATGCCGTCAACATGCTGGAGACCCTGGTGGTCGAGATGCAGGTCTGCGAGGACGCCAGTGGCCTGCTGATGGATGCCATCCGCGGCCTGGCAGTGGCCGGCCAGCGCCACAAGCGCGAAGGCAAACCCATCCGGCTGGACGGTCCTGGCATCCAGGCTGTGCGCACCGTCCTGGCCAACTATGCCGAGCTGCTGGACATGCTGCCGGCACGCACCATGATCAGGTGCCACCGCCTGACCGAGAAGCGCATCCACGCCATTCTGGATGGCCGCAAGCGGCCGCACGATGTGGAGATTGTCTAGGGGTTTTCACTTACTTGCGTGCATCGTGGGAAATCGTGGTAAGATGTGGCCATCGCAACCAACCAGCAAGGAGCTGACCGTGAATGCAACCACCACCACCAAGCAAGTCAACCAGCAAGCCGTCTACGGCTGCAACATCGAGGACTTCGTCGACAACGTCTTCGAGTCCATCACCTACCAAGCCTGTGGCGTCAACATGGTTGTGTCTGGCCTGATGTCTGATGCCCAAGAGCAGATGGCGCATGGCGATGTCGAAGGCGCACGCCAGACACTGAATCGTGCCAAGTACCTGATGTCGCAGACGATGCAAGGCAAGCTGATGGCCGTGCGTGGCGTCTGATCAACCAGCGCCCTCCGGGGCGCTTCAACAACCACCAAGGAGAACACCATGAACAAGACCCAGAAGCGCGAGATCGAGAAGGCGCGCGACTTCCACAGCCTTGGCCACTACGAGACGGCCGCGCGCATCCTGTCCACCTGCCAGCGCTGCTCCATGACCAAGCGCGACCAGCAGGCCATCATCGAAGTGGCGCAGGAGCTGGACCTGATGCGCTTCATGCGCATCGAGAACGGCTGCCTCGTGACCGACTGAAGGAGACCACCATGCAACTCAAGCGCTACCACGTCATCCTGGGCCTGATCGGCCTGGTGATCGCAATGGGCATCGTCGGCCAGTCCGACTTCGAGGAGGCAGAGCGCCAGCAGGCCGAATACTGCGAGATGGTCAAGCTGTGGAAGCAGACCAAAGGCCAGGCCGGCTGGCCTGCCTACAACGGTGAAGGCATGTGCCGGTGAGCTGCAATCAGAACTGCCGCCAGGGCCGGTCCTGCAACTGCGCAGGTTGGCATGTGGTGCCGCTGCATGACCTGCGCGAGCACGAGGTCAATGGCTCGTGCTGGTGTAAGCCCACGCTGGACGAAAGCGTCTGGCTGCACCATTCGATGGATGGCCGGGAGGCCTTTGAGACTGGCGAGCGCCAGCCGTCTTGATCAGCGCTTGAGCGCGCCTGCAATGCTCGGTGCGATCTTTTCGACGCTGCGGCCGACCACATAGCCGCCCAGGCCGAACTCGATGATCGACCACAGCTTGAGGTACTCGGCCTCGCTGAGGTTCGGAGCCACCCAGCCCATCCACCTGGCCACGATCAGTGCCGTGAACGTGATCATGGTCAATGGCCGCCAGTTGGCTGCCAGCCAGTGCGTGCTGGCCGCTTCGGTCTGGATGATCTTGGCCGCCGCCTGCTCGATCTCGCCCTGGTGCTCCAGGAGCTGCCGCAAGGCCTCTGCTTCGGCCTTGGCGCGTTCCGCAGGGTCTGGGAATAGGTTGGCCACCACCTTGCCGACAATCGGTGCCAGGGCTGGTATCAGGGCTTGAATCATGGGTATTTCCTCCGGTCCAGCTCAAAGTGGGGGCCGTCCTTGAATGTGCGCCAGTCACCACCCCAGACGATGGCCACGTCCAGCTCCTTGGCAGCCTCTTTCATGGCCGCCGCGATCTTGTGATACAGCGGCCAATCCCAGCGCACCTCCTCATCGATCCATGCGCCAAGATCGACAGCGTGGCCGGTGATGTGGCGTGAGTTGAGCGTCTGACTGGCACCTGCCTCGACCAGCTTCTTCTGGCGCAGTGGATCGCGCAGACCCTCCAGCACCGTGAAGTCCACCGTGGTGATCTCGATGGCGCGCTCGACAACCTTCACCAGGTCTTCATGCACGCCTCTGAGCCTTGCAATCGAACGGGGGCCGAGCTTGTACATGGTCAGTGTTTCCAGAGGCTGATGATGTAGCCGATTAGGACTGAGATGCCAGACACGATGCTCATGCCGAACCACAGGCCGCCCTTACCCTTGTTGGCCAGGGCCAGCAGCTCCTCAATGTTGCGCTCCAGCTTGTCGACCTTTTTGTCCATCTCCTGGACCTTCTGCCAGAGCACGCCATACTTGACCAGGTCAATGCCCTCTTGTTGTTCCTGCAGCATCGTGTCTGCCTCCATCACAGGCCTTCGCCTGGGGTCATGTAGACCGTCGAGGCAGCACCACCAGCACTGAAATACGACCCAGCAGGGAAGCGCAGGATTTCAACTGCGCCAGGAAGCAGAGGGATGCCAGGAGCCGGATTGCCTGACACAGCAGCGGCTGCGTTTGTCTGAGCTGCAGTTGCAGTCGGTCCAAAACCAAGATGGACCAGGTTAGCTCCTGCATTGACGACACGCATCTGTCCTGCCACATGAGCTGAGAAACGCTCATAAACAGGTGCCTGAACGCCAACAGGAGCCAGAGCTGCGGCTGTGATGGCGATGGTCTCGCCTTGCGGGTTGAATGCGATCTGGGAATTGATGGCCATGATGACTCCTTAGAAAATTGATGGTTGAACGACTTTGTTCTTTCGACGTGTGTACATATACCGACCCACACCAGCGATTTGGTTTCCAGTGTAGTAGTTGATGCTCGCCAGGTGCCCGTTGAGATAGTTTGTCCCATCCGATCCAATCCTGGCCTGCGTCACAGTCGGAATTGATGCGCTGGTGTCCGTGACAGGAGTTCCGTTGTTCAGCTTGGCTGCGCAGTTGTTCGTGTTCCAAATGCCGAACAGGTTGTAGGCAGTGTTTGCAGCAATGGTTCCAGCATCAATCTGTGCTTGTGGAGCGCCGTTGTCGACGATGTACAGCTCCGGGTTGGTGGTGTTTCCACGCAGCACGATGATCTCGTTTGCAGTGCCATCATCAAACTGAATCAGAGGCCTTGTTCCAGAGACTGTCGATGGCGTAGCTTGCACCTGGGCACCACCGGCCAATGCTTGCCAAAAGCTGCTGAAGTTCACACCAGTGATGGTGGCCACATCGGCATTGCGTGTCACGAGAGCAGTCGTTGTCGGGATGTAGCTGGACAAAACCAGCCCTGGCTCAAACTGAGCGCCCCAGCAAACCATAGCGTTCGCAGGGTTGCCAACGTAGGTAGCAGCAATACCTCCACTTGCGCCGTTGTTGTTGATGCGGATGGTCGTGTTGGCAAGAACTCCTGCGACACCAACATACAGCCGATACCAGCCATTGCCGTAATTGACCGCGCCGAATGTCGTCGCACCTACGTTGACAACAGCACCGTTATTCAAGTCGATGTATGCGCCAACACCAGAAATTCTGATCGACGCATATCGACTTCCTGCGCTTTTGATGAAGCAACTGAAGGTGTAATCGCCTGCTGCGTTGACCAGCACCTTGTCGAGCCGATGCTGGGCATTGGCCGCAGTCTCGAACAACGAGTCGGCGTTCTGAGTCCCATCTGGCGAGACCGTGGTGTTTGCAGATGGAGTCAAGTTGATCGCACCCCATCCAGTGACACCGCCATTGGTGAAGTCCTGGCTGTAGGTGCAGATGTTGTTCGTCTGCCCTTCAACCAACAGGCCTCGCGCAGCCAAAGTGACTGGCGTGTAATCGAAGCGTGGCGTGTCGGCAGCGACAGTCTCAACCAGCCCTGATGCGTTCACGCGGGTGGCAGTTGCGCCAGCCCTTGTGAACGTGATCAGAGGATCGAGAGACCCGCTGAGGAAGTTCAGCGCCAGAGCTGGCGTCGTCATACCACTGCTCCAGTCGCGTCAACCCAGTTTGTACCATTGAACCAGATCGGCTTCCCAGCAGCAGCCAGCGTGGTGTCGAGGTACAGCAAGCCAATCTGAGCAGACGCCGTTGAGGTCACGCTCGGACGGTTCGGCGTTGTTCCGATATACGTCTGTGCGCCAATTTGACGCCAGCCAAGCGTGTCGTTGTAGACGAATATCTCGTTGGAAATTGTCGCTCCAGAGTTGCCAACGCTGAACGTGATGTCGCCATCAACAGGCGCCTGCTGACCAGTAAAAACACCGGGAGTGGCTAGGTATTCCTCCACACGCTCACGGCCACCATGAACAATACGGAAAGGAGCACCAAAATCGCCACTGAACCCATCGATTTGAACAGCGCCAGGGCCTGTGAGATCAAGCCCGTTGGTTGGTCCGTTGTAGTAGTTGTAGGTGCTGAACTCGTTGTACCCGATGCGAAAGGTAGAGCTTACGCCCTTGTCCTCCCAGATGATTGTTGCACTTGCGTGACCAGACAGCGTGCAATTCTTCAGTGAACCTGCAAATACAGGAACGGTATATGGGGCCAGCGTGTTTGCTGGGTCGATTGTCATTTCCACGCCGTCCATGTGCAACTCATAGGACGATGGCGTTGAGATTCCGAACGAAAGTGCCGTCGCAGCAGGGTTGCGCAGGTTCCACTCGGTGTCTTTGATAAACAGCCGAGCAGTCCCAATGCCGCCAGAGCCAACACGAGTACCACCGTTGCCGTCAATCACACAGTTCTCGATGTAGAAGTCACCGATGTAACCGGGCGTAGTTCCAGCTGCAAATGGGTTGATCCGCAAGCAAGCCGAATTATTTAGGGCGGCACCAACACTACTCAGATACGCGCCATTGATGAAGCGGATATTAGTTATACCGCCATCAATGGCGGCTCCGCCGCTAACATAGAGAACTGCTTGCCCAGCGATATATTGACCGCCATCAAAAACAATTTCCTCTACGTTATATCCAGCCACATTGGAACCGTCAATGTAGATCGCACCAGCAGTCGATGCTGCCTGCTCATCCACATCGGCATTGATGATTCGCACGTTGCGGGTGTTGATGAAGTTGAAAGCGCCGCGCTGGTTGTTGCGGGTCTTAATGTTGATGACTGTCCAATTAGTCTGCGTGTTGCCGTTGTTCGGTTCCCAGTCAATGGCGTGACCAAACGACGACCCATTGGTGTCTCGAATCTCTCCGCCGATGATGGTGCCGTCATCGTTTCGGACAACAGAAATGCCCTGCCGGTAGTTGGCGATCATGACCGGGTTGATGACCGTGTGACCGTAGCCACCGAACGCATCACCGTATGCAGTGCCGAAGTACAGGCCATCCGTGCCCCACAGGTAGCAGGTCACGTTCTCGGTGAGCGTGTTGGTGCAGCCGCGATAGATGACGCCCATCGCAGCGCCATCGGCGTAGCCAAGACCACCAGCCGCAGGCAGCGTAGCAGTTGCCTCGATGCGCAGACCTTTCACACCAACATGGTCGCAATCACCTTGGGCAGCGCTGGCACGGAACTGGAACACAGACTCGTCCAGCGAAGCCACGTTCGGGTTGCCGCGATACCAGGCTGGGTTCATGTTGAACTTTGCTGTTGCGCCGTACCCTGTGTGGTAGCAGTTCTTCACGTCGACCAGTTCAACAGCACCACGCCACAGATTCGGAGTGCCGTTGTAGGTCGGGTTCAAATATGCGGTGAACTCGTACGGGTCATCTGCGCCAGGCCAGACGATCTCGCAGTTGCCTCCGAGGCTGTTGACGTATGTGGCCAGGTTCGCATAGTTGTCGCAGTTTGTGATGGCATTCGCTGCGCCTGGCAGCACGCCAAAGTCCTGCACATTGATCTGCCGACGAAGCACGCTCTGCACAGTGGTCTGGACTGCTCCAGCGCCTGCGGCCGTGTACGTCACCTGAGATGCATCGACTCCAGTGATGACGGCCTCGCTGTAGCGCTCAGTCGCCACTGGAGCGCTGTAGACAGTGCTGCCATTGCGGTTCATCACGCGGATGCTGTAGTCGCTGTTGACGTACAGGCGCGCAGGCGTGCCACTGTTGACCGGATAGCCGCCACGAGTGCGAATTGGCTGGCCTGCCGGGATGGTCAAGGCCGCGTCCCAGTAGACGGTAATCGGATTGCCTTGCGGGTCAAGGTTGGCCTGACCGATCCAGACAAAGCCATCCTCAAGAGGTTGGCCATCGATGTCCGTGAAAATCGGGTAGACGGGTTGAATGCTGAGTGCGGACATTACTGGTTCTCCTGTTCAAATTGGCGTCCTGTCTGGACAGCGGATTGCAACCACTGCACGCGCGCGTCCAGAGATTGTGGCAGTCTTGCTGCCTTTGCGAAATCCCCGAATGCCTTGCTCATGGCAGTTCGACGTAGTGTGGCTGTGCTCGGCTCGGCCTTGGTCGCTGCCTCTATGGCCAGCTTCTGGAAATCCTCGCTGGCAAACAGTTTGCCAGCCGCCTTGACGGCATCGGCATTGCCCTTAGCCATGAAGTTGATGATGTCGGGAGCCACGAAGCCACCGCCAGGCACAGCGCTTGCCGCACCAGTCACCACACGCTGGGCCGTGGTGCTTTGCATGACCTTGCCAAGCAGCCCTTCGGCCTTGAGCGACTCCACCAGCGCCTGGTTGGCCTTCCCGGTGGTGAGCACCTGGGCGCGTGCGTCGGTGATCCTGCGCGAAATTTCGTACAGGTCGCGCAGCACAGCGTCAGAGTCTTTGCCCAGCGTCTCCACCACCTGCTTGTAGACCGGAGGGTTGGCGCGCAGGCCACGATAGGTCTTGGCGAACTCGGCAAAGCCGAACGCACCTTCCTGGGCCGCCCGACCAGAACTTGAGACAGAGGCCAGCGCCGTGGCAATGGTCTCCTTGCGCAACTCAGGCGGGACGACCTTCATCAGCTTGTTGAACTGCGCCGCGTCGCCCTTGGCCGCAGACTTGATGGCTGACTGCATGAGGGTGGCCACGCTGCCGTCGATCTCCTTGCCGAAGGCGCCGACGATGCGGTTCTCAAGTGCCTTCTTTTTAGCCGTCAGCAGGTTGGCCGCACGCAGTTCCTTGCGCAGTGCATCGCCGCCAAGGTCGCCTACGTTTGTCAGTTGGTCGTCAGCAAGGGCCGCGTACAGGCGCTTCAGGTCGCCTGCCGCCATGTTGCCGTATGGAGATTCCTTGCCAGCCATTGCCTGCCAGATCAGGTTCTTCTCGCGCAGCAGACGGCCGTAGGTTGCAGTCGGGTCAGTGGCCAACTCGTACAGCTTTTTCTCCTGCGCCGTCAGACCCTTCTCGCCAACCTCAGCCAGCACCTCGTCCAGCGTCTGCGTCAGCTTCGGGAACTGCACGGTGGACGTCTTGGGGATAGCCTCATCGACGCGCTGGTAGATCGTGCTGGCGTCCTTGGCCAGTTGCGCTTGCGTTCCCTTGAGGCTGTCCAGGATGCGCTGGGAGGTTGCGCCAGGTGCCGGACGGCCTTCGATGAAAGCCGCGTCGAACTGCTGCACCACATCGTCGGCCTTGGCGATGGCGTTGCGCACCGTGTTCACCCAGGCCGCCTCTGCCTCGCCGCCAGCTACAGACCTGGTCAGGCCCACGGCAGCCCGGACTTGCGGGTTGTCGCTGAAGACATCGAAGGGCAGGTCCATGCCAAGACGCTCGGCCGCAGCGCGCGCATCAGGGTTTACCTGGGCAAGATCGGCCAGCCGCGCCTGGGCAGCCGCAGAGCCTGGACCTTTGCCGGAAGCCTTGCGCACAAGGTCGCCAACTTCCTCGAAGGCCTCGGTGGTGGCCTGGACGGCAGGCTGCTCGGGCACAGCCTGCACGGCAGCCTGGACAATGGGCTGCTCCGGGACGGCCTGAACGGCCGCAGGAGCCGCCGCAGAAGGCTGGGTAGGCATCGGCTCAAGCGTCGGCTCGATTCGCGCTCCAGGGGCCGCAGGACGCGCCGCTGGGGCTGCTGCTGCCGGTGTTGCTGGCGCAGGGCCACGGCCGGTGGCACGCTGCACGGTGCGCCGGACGGCAGGTGCTGCCGCTTGAATGCCGCGCTGCACCACTTGGCCAGCCCCACCGGCTGTGCCAGCCGTGACCACCTCGCCAGTGTCAAATCGTCCGCCAGTGCCTGCCTGAGTGGCCTCGATCACGGCCTGAGTGCCAGCGCCAGCGGCCACAGCACCAGGGATGGTGGTGGCACGCCCGGCCGGGGTGAAGGCCAGCAGGCCGCCAATGACGCGAGGAATGTCGCCAACGGACAGGCCAGGAGGGATGGCGTACTCGCGCTGGTCAACGGAAGACCGGATGATGAAGTTTCCTTTGGCGTCCTGGCGAACCTGCGCGCCAGGGAAATTGGCCTGCAGAATCTGGACCGTTTCTTGCGGGTTGGACAGCAGCGTGCCCAACGCCGTCTTGAGGGACGCCACGCTCATCTGGTTGAGTTCCGGCATCGAGGTCCACTCGGGCAGCGTTTGGGTCTCAGTGGTCGCACGCCGCGATCCGGTGACCATTTCGCCCAAGGACTCGAAGAAGCCCATCTTTGGAGGTTCTGCCGGTGCAGTCTGGCCGCCAAACTGGCTGGCCATGGCCGCATAGTCGACCACCTGTGCAGGCTGCGTCTGTGGAGTCACAGGCAGCGTCTGCTGAACGGCAGCAGGCGTCTGCGGAGTGACTGGCAGTGGCGTAGGTGTTGGTGCAGCAGCAGGGGCCGGAGCCGGGCCTGCCACCGTGCCGCCGAACTGTCGTGCGAGTGCTTCGTAGTCGGTTGCCATCAGCGGATTCCTGCTGCTTTCTTGAAGGCGTCAGCCGCCTGCTGCGACGGGAAGGTCAGCACCTGACCGTTGGGAGCCGTCACCGATACAGGAGCACCAGGCTGGCGTGGTGCCTCTGGTGCCGTTGGCGCAACTTCGGTCGGGGTGTAGAAGATGTTGGCCGTGTTCAGACCGTAGCCCTTGGCGATTCGCTCGATTCCGGTGCGCACGGTGGCCTCTTGGGTCTGGGCCTGCTTGTACAGACCTTCGGCTTGCTTGGCAAACATCTTGCGCTGGTCTGGATTCAGACGTTCGCCTTTCACCAGGTTGTTGTACAGGTTCTGAATGCGCTCCGGCACGCCGGTGGCGTTCTGCGCCGTGGCGAACTCGCCCTCGCGCACCACAGAGCCTGGGTCCAGCATCTTCATGTAGTTGAAGATCAGCGCCAGGTCGCCAGCGGCCGTCTCTTGCGAAGCAAGCACGCGGCCGTAGGCCGACTTGACTTCCTGGTATCCCTTTGTCTGGTCGCTGTATTCCTTGCGGAACTTGCCCTCAGCTTCGGGCCGCTTTTCCACCGGGATGATGCCTGCAGCCATCTGGTCAGCCTCTGCACGCGCACGCTGTGCCTCTGCGCCGGACTTCGCAGCCGCAGCATCAGATGCACGACGAGCCGCTTTTGCCTGCTCGATCTGCGACTGTGTAAGATTGATCTCCAGACCGAACTTCTGCGGTGCAAACTTTGCCTCAGCTTCTTTGATGATGGCGTCAGCGGTTTCTTTGCGCAGCGTGAACGGCTGCAGTTGTGCAGCGCGACGGTCAGTCTCAAGCTTTACAGCGCCTTCGATGACCTTGTCACCACCAGGCATCTGCGAGATGGTGAAGCCGAAGTAGTCCTCGGTGGCCTTCGGGTTTTCCTTGGCCACATCTCGCCATGTCTCCAGAAACTTGGCACCGGCCTCGTCGCCACTGTTGCGCTTGGCTGCGATCTGACGCTCGATCAGGCCGATGGCGATCTCAGGCTTCCCAGCCTTGAACGCCGAGAACACCTGACCAGCCTGACCAAGTGCGTTCTGCTGCTGGTCAGCGTTGATCATGCTGAAACTCTCGCGCACGGCCTTGGCCTGCGTCTCAGGAAGCATCATCGCCAGGTCAGCATAGTCCTTGGCGGTCGCGCCTGGCTGGCGCAGGCGCTGGAAGGCTTGCGAGATCAGCTTCTGTTGCTCTGCTTGGCGCTGGGATTGCTCCTGCGCCATGCGGGTTTCGGTGATGGCTGTGCCAGTTTTGAACGCCGACAGGAAAGCCTGCGACGGGTCAGGAATGTCGACGCCGTAGTTGATTGGGCCGGATGGTAGTTGAAGGGCCATCAGAATTTACCTCCCAGGCCAGAGAAGATGCCCAGGCCGCCAGAGATGGCTGCGGGAATGGATGCGAACGCACGGCCTTGGGCCATCTGCGCGCCAGCTTGTGCAGCGCCTTGCTGGGCCAGCAGGCTGGCGATGTTCGCGCCGCTTTCCTGCGCAGCCGCGCCGGTGCCAGCGGCAGATGCTTGGCCAAGGCGCGCCAGGTTCGAAGTGGTCTCCTGGCCAAGTGCGGTCAGGCCGCCAAGACGGCTGTACTGCTGGCCAATCAACTCGGACAGCACCTGCGGCCGGAACTGTGCCAGGGCCGCCTGAATGTTGCCGCCGCGCAGCCCACCAGTGGCAGATGCCTGCTGCAGCAGTGCGTTCTCGCCTTGCTGGACCAGCGCCTGCATCTGCGGACCGGCCGCCAGTTCGGCAATGGCCTTGCGCTGCGCCTCTGGGCCAGCCAGACCGAGCAGAGCCTGCTGGGCCTGCATGGCAGGGACACCAGCTTCAGCGTAAGGCTGCAGCCCTTCAATCGCGCCGGTACCGGCTTCGACGTAGGGCTTGAGCAGTTCTTGAACCTTGTCGAACTGGCGACGCTGTTCAGCGATGCCAGCCTCCGATGCTTGGGTTTGTGCTGCTGCCGCAGACTCGGCAGCGTCGGCCTGTGCCAGGCCAGATACGAGCGTTGCGCCGCCAACGGCAATGCCTGCCAGCGCTGCTCCAGATAAACCGAAACTCATTGTTTGCCCTCCAGGTGCGGGTGTTGGACGGCCTCAAGGACAGGAGCAGGTGCCGGGACGGTGTACATGTCCCAGATAGCCTGCGGGTCTGTCTCGTTCGTCGGGTTTGCGTGGAAGGTGGTGACCTCAACGTCCGTCAGCGCCACGCCAGCACGCTTGGTGTTGGACTTGGTGACGCTCATGAAGCCGGGGCCAACCTGGGCCGAGCCGTCGTCAGTGGTGACGATTAGGTGGCCTTTGCGAACCACGAAGAATGACTCGTCCTTGTGCACTGCGCCAGTCAAGACGGTGCCTGCCGGGATGTGCATGGTCCGAGCGTAGAGGCCGTTGCAGAAGTCGTGATCGACAGGCATGTCGACCTGGGGCAACTTGAGCAGTTCAGCCTCCAGGCGGTAGATCGGCAAGTGCTCCGCAGGCACACCGGACTGCTTGGCAACTTCCTGAACCGCGACATCGCTCATCGAATCCTCCTGCTGGGGGCTGTGAGCTACTGGCTGCTCGAACGGCTCAGTAATGGTATTTTCCCACATTTGAATGGCCTGTCAATCTTGCTCGAACTCGCGCTCTTCCCAGGCTTGGCAGGAGCGCATGTCGTGGCAGATGAACTCGAATTTGTGGCAGTAGCCACGGTAGCCAGCGCCATCGTCCCAATCGTTCTGGGGGATGCGCTCCATCTTGGCCTGCATCATGGTGCTGTTGTCGTAGTACTCGCAGTTCGAGCACCGACGACGACGCGCCTCTTTCTCATCGACTTGCATGGCCTTGGCCAGCTTCATCCAGTAGGGCTTGTTGGCTCCGCGCTCGTTGCTGGGCTTTTCAGGGCCGAGCATCCAGTCGTCGATCACCACCTGGGTGTTCTTTTTGTTCTCGGCCGCCGTGATGAATGGCTCCTCGTATGGGATGCCACCAAAGCCGGCCAGCATCATCTTGGGCATTTTTGCGTCTTCCATCATGGACTCCTTCAGGTGATCTCGCGGCCGGAAATGCGCAGCGTCAGCGAGGTGGCATTGCTGGCGATGGTACTGATGAATGCACCAGGGTCCAGCTCTTGTCCGACCAGCTCAGGGCAGAGATAAGTCTCGCCAGGCACCACCGAACGGTCGTCGATGATCAGGTTGGCATTGCCAGCAACACCACCAACCTGAACCAGGTTCACGCTGAACGTGCGGTTCACTGTGTCGGTGTTGGTGACCGTAGCCTTGTCGATCAGCGCCTTGGCTGCAGTGGCTGTGTACTGCGTGGTCTGGACAGCCTCCATCTGCTTGGGAGGCACGAGGGTTTTTACGATGACGGTCATTGGATACCTCCGATGTTGTTTGCGACAGTAAGAATGATGGACGGAATGCCTGGATGTGGTGCTACAGGACCAGAGGCCAGAAGCTGCACGCCAAGATTGCTCACGCTGAACATGACCTCGACGTAGTCTCCTGCCTTCAAGTTGAAAAACAAATTCAGAGCCACAAACACTTCAGCATTGTTGCCCTGAATGCGCACTTGGCTGGCTGAATTGGTGACATCAGCTCCATTGAGTCTGAACCACACATAGAACTCTTCAGCCGTTGCGACTGTCGAATCAAGCTGCACAGAAATCTGGAAGTTGTAGATGCCTTCAGTGTCGACGTAGACGCGCGAAGTTGGCGTGCCAAGGTAAACGCCATGACTCAAGTCTGTGGTGTTGAACGTAATGGCCTTGGCCGTGTTGATGACTGTGGCAGTCTGCGTGGTGGTGTCGTAGAACGAGCCATACCGGCTGCGCTTGAACTCGCGCTTCGGTGGCAGCATCTGCAGCCCTTCGACAGCCTCAGCCAGCCTGGATAGCAGCGCCATCGCCTGGTTGGCTTTGTTCTCTGCTGACGCAATGCTGACTGCTGTTTCCTGTGCCAGCATGGCGATTTGGTCCAGCGCTTGTGTGGCTTTGATGTCACTGACCGAGCAGCAGACAGCCACCTCCTGCGCCAGTGCAGCGATCTGACCGAGTGCCTGCACAGCCTTTGTATCGGCATTGCCGGCCAAAATGGTGGCCACCTCCACCTGATCAGGGGCCACCGAAGCAGCCACCGCAAACAGGTTCTCGAACTGCTTGATCTGCTCGAAGTCCTTCAAGAACGTGGCGAGCTGATCTCGGGTCAGGCCGAGTGGTGGGATGCGTGGATTGGTGGCCATCAGTAGAGCAGCCCTTCAATCTGCGCTTCCAGCCGTGCGAAGGCCAGATGCGCATCGCTGTCGCCGCGGAAGCGCTGGATGCGCCAGTTGCGCATGCTGCCCTGCTGGAACCACGCCAGGCGCTTCTTGGTGTTGCCGATGGTGCCAGCACGCAGTGGCCGATCCTGGCTCCATGACAGGCCGTCCAGGCTGTAGCTGGTGGTGATGATTGGGTCGACGCCAAGCGCCACGCGGCCGGTCAAGCTGACCAGCTCCAGCTCATGGAACAGAGCGCCGTTGCCCTCGTTGTAGGCAATCAGCGTGCCGAACTCCCAGCGCACTTTCTGACCCCAGTGCGTGCCAATGGTGTCCACCAGATAGCCGATGTTGCTCGACTGCGGATCACCGACAAGCCACTTGTCGTAGGCCCAGACCAGGTTGCGCGCACGGTACTGACTGAACCCGACGACCGTGGTCGTCAGCGTGAACCAGACCAGCTCGCCCAGCGCCTCGCTGGCCGCTGCGTCATAGACCAGCGTGCGGTCAGGCAGGTGGACGTAGAGGTGCTGGTGCGCCTTGTCGTTGCGCGCCTCCAGCTTCACCGTGGCGAGCTGCGCCTCGGTGTACTGCAGCAGAATCTCGTCGATCTCCTGCGTGCTCACCTTGGTGGCAGTGGCGTTGGCGCCCATGTAGATGCCTGGCGCTTCGTTGCGGCCGCTGCCCAAAAAAGCCACCTGCTCCATGAAAACGCAGCATCCAAACGTGCCAATGACGCCCTTCTGAACCTGTGCGCCATCGATGCGTTGGAACGGGAAGAAGTCGCCGCCCACGTTGTCGAACACCTCGATGGTATTGCGGTTCAGTGCATAGACCTCGTTGCGCAGCTTCAGCAGCGCCACCACCGGGTCAGGATCGACCTCGCTGGAGCCGTACTTCAGCGGGTTGACCTGAGTTGGGTCTGACAGCTCGGTCACCACCAGGCTTGAACCATCGGTGGTCATGAAGTAGCCGTCCACCCAGCAAAAATCCAGCACCACACCAAGATCAGGATCAGTCACCTGCGTGAGGACGCCGTTCCAGTAGTACAGCCTGCCGCCAGACGCAATGGCCAAGCGGTCGAAGCTGTAGTCCATCGTCACCAGCGTGTTGATTGGTCCACCAACCTCGCCAAGCACGGTCACAGCGCCATTGCTGGCCACAGTCACGAGCTTGGTGCCCATGACGCGATAGCAGGTGCCGTTCCAGTTGATGCCGCCGCGGTCAATGCCAGGGCCGCTGCCGTTGGCCACGATGCCGTCACCTGGCCGCAGGAAGCCGGAGCTGATGCCGCTGTTCTTGGGCACTGGCACCATGTTGACCGGGTAGGACGTGCGGAAATCCGGTCCGTTGTCGGTGTAGATGCCGTTCAGGATTGGAATCTGCATGGCCTTACCACTTCACCTTGTCTGCCCAGTAGGCAGCGCTCATCTTTCCCTTGGCGATGTTGCCGGCATGCCTGGCCTTGAATGACTCGCGCCTTGCCTTGTCTGCTTTGGACTCGCCTTCCTTCTTGGGGCTGCCAGAGACGCCTTGCTGGCCGAACCTGATCGTCTTGACCTGGTCGCCAGACTTGGCCACCACGACATGCGACTTGGTCGGATGCCCAGGCGTGCGCTTGGGCTTATTGAAGCCCTCGACGCCAACACGCTCCAGCCGTGGGTCTTTCTTGGCCGCCATGATCAAGCAATCCGATACCAGGAGTTGGTGGCCTGCACGAAGCGCATGCGGAAGAAGTCTTCGGCAGCCAGCGTGGCTGGAGCACCATAGGCCGCCGCGGCACCGTTCAGCGCCAGCGTGAATGCCGTGATCTGCTGAGTGGTGGTGATCAGCACCTCGGTACCGTCAGGCGTGCCAGTGTTCAGCGGCAGCGTCACCGTGCCAGTGGCCAGCGTGCCGGCCGGCTGGATCAGCATCCACTGCTGCTGCGCCACAGGCGTGGGCACGGCCAGGTTGAAGCCGGTGCCAGGCGTGTAGACGTTGGTGGCCAGCGTGGGGCTGGCAAAGGTCTGCTGGAAGTAGGCCAGCAGCGCACTGATCGGCAGACGCCTTGCATCGCCGTTGTTCGGGCTGTAGATCGGAACCTGGTCACCAGGCGATACCTGGGCCAGCAGGGGGAGTTGGTAGATTTGCGGCATGGTGTGTTCCTCAGTTGTACTCGATGGGGCCGTCCGGTCCTGCAGTGACCGGGTCGACCGGCTGACTCAGGAACGGGTTGTCGTACACGCGCCAGGGCTTGTTGCCGGCACCGGATGGCATCGTGTTCGGGAATTGCTGCTCCAGCGGAGCTGTGGCGCGCTGCAGCAGGGTGTCGTATCCCTGCTTGGCCGTGGCCTTGGTCTCGTTCATGACCTGCTTGCCGTAGCTCGGAGCCAGGCGCACGCCAAGATTGCAGATGATGGTCTCGTAGGCCGAGTCCGGCACGTTGGTCTGCTCGTCGATGCTGCCATCCTGGGGGCTGGCCGGGATCGGGTAGCCGAGCCGAATGCCCTTGCCATTCCAATCGGCCATCATGGCATCGAGCCTGCGCCTGGCTGTCTCAAGCTGCTCCGGCTGCAGGTCGAAGACGTAGGACGCAAGGCCGATCTCCTCGAAGGCTGCATAGACGAACTGGCGCTTGCTGTATCCCATGTCACTCTCCTGATGTCTGCTGTGCGAGCGCCGTCTCGATCATGCTGGCCAGTTTCTTGTCGGACGTGCGCTTGTTGAATGGTATCGCCAGCTCGGTGGCTTTGGCCTCCAGTTCCTCGCGTGTCGGTGGTGCGTTGTCCTCGACGACAGGCGCAGCAGGTTCTGGTGCTGGAGCTGGTTCTGGTGCTGGCTCTGGTGCTGGCGCAGGGGCTGGTTTTTTGGCCGCCTTGACCACCGATGCGCGCCGTTCGACAGGCGGTTTCTGTTTCACAGGCGTGCGCCTGGGGTTCTTGGACTTGCGCCCCATCAGATGGCGCGCTGCCAGCGGTCCTGCTGCCTCGATGGCCGCCTCCAGCGTCATGTGCCAGCCGGCTGCCAGCTTGGCATCCAGTTGCGCCTGGCCATGCATCGGCATGGCGTCATAGGAATAGCGTGCGCGCTGGATCGAGCCAGGCGCGCGATAGACGAGGCAGGGGAATGTGGTCATTTCTTGGCCTTTGGTTTCTTGGCGGTCTTGGCCGCGGCCTTGAATGCGGCCTCAGTCGGTGCGCCTCTGGTTCCAGGCTTTCGCATGCGCTCAGGCGTCTTGCCTGCGGCCTTCTGGCGCTCGATGCGCTCGCGCTTGGCGTGGATGTTGGCGTAGAGGCCGGCTTTCACTTCTTGGCCTTCTTCGGTGCTTTGCTGGGCTTTCCTGCGGCCTTGGCAGCCGTGCGCGCAGTGGACAGCGCCACAGCGACAGCCTGCTTCTGGGGCATGCCCTTCTTCATCTCCTTGGAGATGTTCTTGCTGATGGACTTCTGCGAATAACCCTTGGTCAGTGGCATGTGTGTCTCCTTGGCAATGGGGGGACCGAAGTCCCCCCACTCTTGCCGTCAGCTTACTGGTTGAACAACAAGATGCCGGACATCTCGGGCTGCTTGTTCACCACACCGAACAGCGTGTCGAGACGATACTTGATCGTCATGCTGTCGATGTCGTAGAACTTCTGCATCACCACTTCGATGTTGTTGTCGGTGGTAGCGCGCATCACTGCGGTACCAGCGTCAGACGGGACAGCGTAGCGGCCAGGCAGCAGCTCAAGTGCATCACGCTGCCAGAACACGTTCACTGCAGCAGTGTTCACGTTCAGGAAGGTGATGGCAGCAGCAGCCGCAGGCGTCACGATCACGTTCTGATACTGGAGTTCAGCATCAGAGCCACCCTGGGCCGAGATGATCGGCGGGGTGATGACCAGATCGGTACCACCGGCAGGCACGCTCACCACGCGGAAGGTCTTGGGCTGGCCAGTACCTTGCTTGGTGATGTGATGCACGGCCTCGACGCCATCGATGGTGAACGCATCGCCAGCCACAATACCAGCCGTCGCGTTGACGGTGATGGTCTGGAAGCGGTTGTCCACGTTCTGGGTTTCGCCAGAGATGGCGGTCGAGGTGGCTTGCGGGACGTAGTAGTTGTTCGCCGCGGCCTGGGTGTCGATGGTGACAGGAGCTGCGGGAGCAGCGCCGACCAGACGGTTGGCGTAGTCGAACTTGAACGTCTCGAAGCCAGCGACCATGCCGACGAACGAGCGCTCGAAGGCGCTGTTCGACTTGTTGCCGTTGAACGAACGAGCTGCGGTACCAGTCGCGCCGGTAGCGATGTTGCCAGCCAGGCCGTTGTAGTCGCGGCTGGACAGCGCCAGGTAGCGGTCATAGTTGGCCACGCCCTGCTCGTTCATGATGCTGTCGCACAAAGCGACATCATCATAGGTGCCAGCAGGAGCGCCAACGTCCACCACCAGCGAGCCGAGGTTCGCAGCAGCGTTCATGATCGCCAGGTTGATGTCCGAAGCCAGCTTCTGCTTGGCAGCCTCGCCCAGACGGCCTTCCTGCAGTGCATCACGCAGGTCAAGCGCAGTCATGGTCCAGGGCACCGTGCGGCTGAAGCCGATGGTGGCCGGGACAGCCAACTGCGTCATGTCCTGGTAGCCAGGGATGGCCACACCGGGAGTCGAGGAAATCGACTGCGCGATGTAGGGCTGGGGACGCCAGATGATGTCGTTGGTACGAGCCATCATCGTCTGGTCGGTGTTGTAGATGCTCACGTTGCGCGAGAGCACCAGGGCATCGTGAAAGCCTTCGAGCAGGTTCTCGAACGCAACACGCTCTTCTTTGGAAAAACTATTCGCCATGATTGGCTCCTATTTCAAAAATCAGTTTCTGGATGCTGCTTGCTTCTGCCGTTTGTACTGGAGCACCTTGGTGTAGTTTCCAGTCTTCTCAGCTTCGGCACGCAGCCGTTCAAGGGTTGAGTCCACCGTGCCAGATGCTCGACCAGTTCCCTGGACGATGCGCTCAGGCGCGGGTGCTGCTCTGCGATTTGTGACTTTCAATTCTTTCTCCAGTCTTGCCACCGCAAAAGCAAACTTCACGGGGTCGGTAATCTTTGAGAGGTCGGCTGCCTTCTTTGGGTTCTTTCCGAGTGCGTACACCACCAGCGCAGGGTTTTCAGCTCCTTGCAGGATCACGCCTTGCTGGGTGACGCTGAAGACCTCCTGGGCAATCGCCTCGGCATCCTCATAGTCTCGGACCTTCAGCTCGGCCTTGGCCTTGCTGTAGCCCTCCAGCTTGGCTTGCCAGGCCTGATGCTGCTGCTGCTCTGCCATCCTGGCCTGTTCGACCATGAAGTCATGCTGCCGCTTGCGCTCATGCCAAGCATCCAATGCCTGCTCGAATCTCTCGGCATCGTAGTCGTGGTCCTCCAGCTTCGGTTTCGGTCCCAACTGCACTGGTTTGTTCTCAGGTGCAGAGGTTGCGAGCTTTGCTTCGAGTTCACGAATCCGGCGCTCTTTTTCCCTGTTGGCCTTGCGTAGCTCTCGAACCCATTCAGGTGCGCGAACTTCCTCTTCGGTGGGTGGCGACTCCTCACCTATGGAGACCACAACTTCGTCTGACTCCTCCGCGTGCTCGTCATCGGAACCCACAGCCTGCTGGCCATCAGCGGAATCGTCCTCGCTGACTTCAATCTCAACAGGTTGCTGCTCGTCATCCAGCACCGCGGCCTCGCCGCCGTTGTCGTTTTCTCCTGCTTCTGCCTTCAAATTCATCGTTGACCCCATCAAACTCACTCAATTTGAACGGCTGAGTGGTTACCGTTTCCCACATTTTCACTCATTCCGAGCGCTCTGCGCAAGGCCGCATAGACCAGGCGCAATCGCAGCTCGGTCTCAGCCTTGAACTCGGCTGGCTCCGGCTGCTCTGACTCGATGGCCGAGTGGATGTACTCGACCAGGCGCTCGAACTCGTCTTGTGTGCTCATCGCCCGGTCCTCGTAGATTCCATGAAACGCATCAGGCTGTCGACCCATTCCTGGGTGGCTTGCTGCACCGGGTTCGATAGCTGGAACGACCGGATGTCGCCAGCCGGATCAGTGCCGGCAGCGCGCCTGGCCTGCGTGAACTCGGAAAACAGCAGCTCGCGCGGTATGGGTTGCTCGAAGCCGCCGACATACTGGCCGGCCAGTTGCGTGTTGTAGGTGGTGTGCGGGGCTGGCGACTCGGTGATGATGCGGCCTGTCGGGTCCATCTTGGCAATCGAGAAACCACCAGCATGGATCGGTGCGTCCATCAGCGACTGTTCGGTGATTGCCGCGCGTGTGGTCGGAAGGTCCGGGAATCCAGCCGTCTTGAACTGGTCCAGCGTCATGCGGTCGATGAAGGCATGCCGCAGCGCGCCATTGGCGTTGAGCTGGTCGCGCGCAGTCGGATCGTCGACGCCTTTCCATTCAGGCCTGAACCTGCGCACCTCTTTGTCAAACTCGCGCTTGGCCTTCTTGGTGATCTTGCCGCCCTTGATCTGCTCCAGCAGCGCATCGGACATCATGGTCGAGAAGTCGCCGCCGACATGACTCATCGGGGTGTAGACCATGTAAACATCGCCGCTGCCCTTGCCGGCCGCCTCCTGGACGCGCCTGGACAGGCCGGTGATCGGTCCCTTGTCAGACGCCCAGGCCGCACCGAATGGCAGGTGCGTGCGCATGAAGTCGGGGCCGCCTTCCAGCGCCACCGGAGTCGGCAGGCGCACGCCCTCGATCTCGGTCAGCATGCGGCCGGCTGCCGTGCGGTCACCAGTGGCCGGCAAGATGGTTGCACCCTGCCAGGCGCTCCGGGCTGATGATCTGCCGCGGGGGAAGGTCTTTGACCACCTCCTGGGTGAACTGCATCTCGCTGACTGGTTTCTCCAGCTTCTTGCCCTCGCCAATCGGGTGGTACAGGCCGCGTGCGATGTTCTCGGCCTTGCTGGCTCGTGGCACTGCAGCCATGCCGGCCAGCATTGCGCCACCCTTGGCCATGCCTCCAGGTGTTGGCACGGCCATCGATGCCAGGAACTCCTGGATCGGTGCCCTGGCAGAGCTGACCAGGCCGGCACGCTCCATCTGCCGGCCGATGTACTCGCTGCTGCCGACGACCTGCTCGTCTGGCGTGCGGTAACCGAACGGCCGCATGGCCATCGTGGCCAGGTCGACTGGCGTGCCGACCACTGAGGCCAGCGCCCGATAGGCCAGGTCTTTGATGCTTGGATCAGCCACGTCCGGTCACCATGTTGGAGATTGTGCGAGCAGATTCGACTGCCAGGCGCTGGTCCTCGTTGTCGATGTTGGCCAGCGTCTCGGCCGTCTTGGCTCGTTTGTACTCGGCATCTGCGATGGTGTCCACCGTGTCTGCGCGAGCCTTGGCCGCCTTGGCAATCGCCTCCTCGGCCGCGGCCTGCAGGAATATCTTGTTCGGGTCTTCGGGCTGGCCTTGCAGCTCGACCATCATCTCTTCCTGCTCCTGCTCGGTGGGCTTGACCACGCCCATGCGCACGAGCTGCTTGCGGAAGAAGTCGCGCACCTCGCCAATGCCCTCGCCCTCCATGTTCATCATGGCCATTGCCTGCAGCACCTGCTTGGTCTGCTGGTCGTCGGTGATGGCCATCATGCCGGTGAGTGCGCGCACGGTCGCCGCGCGCTTGCTGGTGCTGGACGGGCCGACATCGACGTTCACATCGAACTTGGCACGGCTGAGGTCGTTCTCCATGACCACCTCACCGGTCTCGCTGACCATCGGCCGCATCAGCTCGATCATGCCGACCGACTCGTCGGCCTCGACGACCTTCATCTTGCGGCCTTCCTCGACGTAGATGTCGCGCGCCATCGAGAGCCAGATTTCGCCGCAGCGCTTCATGCCCTTGGCGAAGTTGCTCATGTAGATGAAGGTCTGCATGTCCAGACGGGTCTGGATCATCTCGATGGCCTTGCCGGAGATGTTCGAGACCATCTTGTCGGCTTGCTGCGAGCTGCCCAGGATGTCCTGCATGTCCTGCTCGGTGATCTGCAGCAGGGCTGCCATCGCCGGTGGAATCTGGGGGCTGCGGGTGTAGGCCACTGGGCCGCTGATCTGCTGGCTGCCGTCCGGTCCGGTGATCGGGTTCACCAGCAGGTATGGGTAGTTGCGCAGGTTGTCGTCTGCCCACATGACCTGGTGGCCAGCCACCTGCTCGGGCACCAGGATCGGTTTCTCGACGCTGGACAGCGCACTGATCTCGCCCAGCTTGGAGAGCTGCATGTTCTTCAGGCGCTGCGCATCCTTAGCCAGGCGCACATGGCCCATGCAGCGCTCGACGTTGTCGACGAACCAGCGCTTGCCGTAGACCGGCACGATGGGGATTTCCTTGCCTGCGATGTAGCCGGCATCCTCCAGAATCTTGCCGCCCGACATGATGTACTTGTGAACGCGCCTAGACTTGATCTTGCGCTGCCGGACCTCCTGGCTGCCGATGGCCGCCAGCGTCTCTTCGAGCGCCGGATCGGCATCGAAGTCGGCCTGGCGGTAGCGCTCCTCGGTGCCGTCGATGGCGCGGAAGATGCGCACGGTCTCGGTCACGTCCTCGACCTTGTAATACTCGGCCACATAGACCACGTCAGGCGTACACCAGTCGAACTCGTACTGGTGGATGATCTTCGGCCAGTCGGTCGGATCGTCGCCCCACTCTTCCTTGTAGCTGGCGCGGGTCATCGAGGTGACCACGAAGGCAAAGCGCGCATCGGCCTTGTCCTGGCGCTTGGCGTTCAGGTCAAAGAAGACCGAGCTGTCGGCATCGAAAATCGGTTCGATGCGAATGCGCTGCTTCTCGTTGTCCTCGTCCTCTTCGTCCTCGTAAACCGTGCGCAGCCGCCAGGCACCAAAGCCACCGCCCACCGCCTCCTCGAAGGCGTTGTCGTAAGCCTCATCGGCCACCGAGTCCTGCTCGTCGGCACGGTACAGGCCATCGCAGGTCTCGGCCAGCTTGTCGTTCTCGCTGCCGTCCTTGCTGACGTAGTCGACCGTGATGCGGTTGTTGCGGTACTCGTTGATGATGCGGATGACGGCCAGGTGGACCTTGTTCACCTCGAACCTGGGCTTGTTCTCGTAGACATCCCAGAGTGGGCCTTCCCACTGGCTGCCGGCCAGGCTGTAGAAGCGCCGGTCCTGCAGGCACTGCAAGCGCTCGTCGCGCAGAGCAGTTTGGATGTCGTTGAATTGATTCAGCGCATCACTGTGGAGATTGTTCAGGTACTGCTCTTTTGACATGCGTGCCATATATCGCCCCTATTTGCAAGTATTTTCTACCATTTACTGGTCACCGGCAATGGTGTGAAGTCCACCTGCCTGCTGACCACCGCGGCACGCCTGACGCCTTCGCATGCGTAGCGCAGTGCGTCAATGACGTGGTTTTGCTTGTCCTGCAGCACCGGCAGCACCTTGCCGGTCAGCGGGTCCGTCTTGTAGCTGTAAAACGTCAGCTCGTCGATGGTGTGCGTGCAGCGTGGATGGACCACGATGTCGTAGGACTTCAGCCACTCGACGCCCTCGACCACGGAGTCCTTGCCCTTGACGGCCGGCATGATCTTCGGGAACCCGTTCTTGCGCATGTGGCTGATGGTCTCGGGCCTGGAGCTGTCGGCCACCAGTGGCCACTTCTCGGCCTCCGGCACGGTCATGAACAGCTCTGGCGTGTTCATGATCTCGCAGCCCACCATGTAGGCCTCGTGATCGATGTACAGCGTGCGGCCGACGATGTGGCAGCGCACCAGGACGGTCGGATCAGTGGCAAAGCCCCAGTCAGCGCCAAGCCGGTGAATGGCGTCCTTCGGTGCCTCGAACTCCTCGATCTTCCAGTTGCGGAAGACGCGCGCGCTGCTGTTCTGCAGGTAGCCGCCACGCCAGACGTGCGCATACTTGTCCGGGTCTCGTGACTTGTCGTACTCCATCTCGGAGCGCAGCACGTCCGGGAACCATGGGTTGTCGTCGAAGTTGACCTCCAGCACCACCGAGTCCGGTGGTGGCTTGTCGCCACGCAAAAGCTGGTCGACCGGATCGCTGGACTGGCTCGGGTTCCAGGTGAACCACAGCTCGGAGCCTGGCTTGCGGATGGTCGGCCGCAGCAGGTCCAGACTGCGCTGGGAGAGGCTCTGTGCCTCCTCGCACCAGGCACGATCGTAGCCCTCCAGCGACTTGATCGAGTCTGCCGTGTGGTTCTGCATGCCCTGGAAGATGATCAGGCCGTCGCCGCGTTTGGACTTGATCACGGCCTCCTGGACCTCGAAGTAAGCGCCAGCGTTCATGGCCTCGATCTTTAGCTCCAGCAGGCGCTTGACCGACTGCGCCAGGGACTTCTGGACCTCGCGCACGCAGACCGACCGGCTGGTCGGGTCCATGATGTGGGCCTCGATCAGCATCTCGGCAAAGGTGTGCGACTTGCCGGAGCCGCGGCCGCCGAAGGCTCCCTTGTAGCGCGCAGGCTCCAGCAGCGGCAGCGCCCATTGTGGGGTCTCGATGCGCAGGGTCGTCACTTTCCGACCACCACGCGCTCGATCTTCTGGATGGCCAGCGGCCGGTCAGGGTCGCCAGTCAGCTCCAGCTTGTCGCCGTACTTCTTCGGTGCCAGCTTAGACAGCAGCCACTTGCGGGTGTCGACCTGTAGCTTGTGCTTCTGCACCGCCGCCCAGTCCTTCTTGCCATCCGGCTGCAGGCCGACATCGGCATCACTCAGCTCGATCACCTCGTTGGCAATGCGCTCGATCAAGTCCTCGCGCGCGCGCGCGTACTCTGCAGCCAGCTCTGCGTCCTCATTCAGCCACAGGTTGAACGTGCTCTGCGACACGCCAGCCGCCTCGCATGCCTTGAAGGCGCTCAGACCGCCACGCATGCCCGAGAGCACCAAGGCGCAGATGTCGGCCTTGTTCTCGTGCTTCCTGACCGGCTTCTTCGCCGCGGCCTTTGCTTTGTGGGATTTTGTGGTCATGCTGCATTGTCCTCTTTTTCCAGCCGGTTGGCCACCAGGGTGGCGTAGCCTGCGATGTCGACCCAGTTGTCGGCGTAGTTCGGATCGCCGTTCAGGATGCGCGCGATCTTGTGCTGGATCATCTCCAGGGCTTCACGCTGGTCGGCCTGGAGACCATCCCAGCCGCTGCGCTCGTGCATGGCAGCCTTGAGGTCTTGGCTGATCCTGGCATGTCCCTGGAAGCTGCCATACCGACCTTCACGGCCGGCCAGCATCTCGTTCACGTTGGTCTGTGTCATGTTAGTGCCTGCTTACTTTTCTGTGGATAACTTTTCTCTGCGTTTCAACCAGCCTGCGGCATGGAAACGCGCCGCGTCGGAAGGGAACTGGGAACACACCTAAAGGTGTGTGTTCCGTTCCGTTCCCTTTTTCCGCCGTTTTGCCCAGGGAATGGAATTCCGTTTTTTTCCGTTCCGTTACCTTGTTCCCTTCCTGGACCTGTTGATAAGTCTGTGGATAACTCATCTCAGCGCTCCGACTTTCGGATCAGCATGGAGCTGGCGTGCGCATCGTTGACCACCAGCCAGCCGTGCTCGAAGGCCTCGATGATCTCGGCCACCAGCAGGTCTGCAATGGGTTTTCCGGTGGCGCTTGGCTTGATGTAGACCTTGGCCGAGGCCTCGCTCACGTCCATTTTCTGGACCAGGTAGTCGACCATTGCCGACCTGCTGAGGTAGGGTAAACCATTACGCTCCTCAGCACCGGACGCCCACCAGGCGTTCTCGAAGGTCTTGCGATGGCTGTCGATCTTGCTGTCCTTCCTGGCCACTGTCGGAGCTTGGGCCTGGACGATCACCGCGGAGGTGACCGGCTGGTTGTCCTCGTCATACCAGCCTGGGATGGTGACCTGCTGCAGCTCAACGTGGACGGTCTGGGCCAGCTCGGCATCCTTGGACTTGCGCTGCACGATCTGCATGGGCACGCCATCCTTGCCTGGCACGATGCTGATCTCGATGTCCAGCGCGCCGCGCCAGGCGCTGGAGCCGCGCGCTCGGTGCTGGGCCTCTTCGGCCACGCCAGTGTGGTGAACCAAGATCACGCTGCAGTTGAACTCGTTCATCAGGCTGTTGCAGGCGTCCAGCATGGTCTTGGCGTCCTGGGCACTGTTCTCGTCGCCGGCCAAGAATCGGTGCAGGGTGTCGACCACGATGATGGCCGGGTTCTCCGGCAGGCCTCGCACCTGCTCAACCACCTGCAGGTAGCCGGCCGGGGTGTTGAGGTCGCAGCCGTCCTTGGACAGCCACATGGCCAGGGAGCCTGCCTGGTGGTGGTGCTTCCAGGCTGCCACGCGACCACGCAGGCCGTGGTGGCCTTCGCCGGCCAGGTAGACCACATTGCCTGGCCGCACCTTCTGGCCGCACCACTCAGCCATGCCGCTGGCCATGCGCAGGCACCAGTCGAGCACCACAAAGGTCTTGCCGCCGCCAGATGGGCCGTGGACCATGATCAGCGCCTGGCTCTGCAGCCAGCGCTTGACCAGCCAGGAGATCGGGGCCGGCTGGGCCGAGAAGTCGTCGGCCGGGATCAGCCAGTTGCTTTTTGGCAGCAGCAGACTGGCCAAGTCATGCCCTGCCTGTGCATAATCGTTTGCGTCTCCCTCGATTGGCGGCATGACCATCCTCGCTCCAAATTTGGCCGAGGCCTGTTCCGCGTATCGCTGTCCCACCCCAGACTTGTCGTTGTCGGCCACGATCACGATGTCCTGTGTCGCGCCGTACATTTCGCGCAAGCTGCCAGTCACCGGCACCAAATTGCTGGCGCTGTAGGCCACCACCACCGGCCTGCTGGTGGTCTCGTGAATGGTCGCCGCGGTTGCGAACCCTTCTGCCACAAACAGCGTGCCAGGCTCGTCCATCGTGCCCACCATCCAGAACTTGCCGCCTGTCTGGCCGCCTGGGTGGTATAGCTTGCCGCCATCGTGGCTGATGTACTGCAGACTGGAGAGTGTGCCGTCCTGATCGTACAGAGGAACCACCAGCCTGCCATCGCCTGTGATGCGCGCGCCATGCGTCTTGATGCCCTTGCGCGCCAGGTAAGGGTGATCTGGGTGTGCCGCGGAGGCCGATGACCAAATCTTCTCGACCGTGTCGGCAGCCACCTGGTGCTGGCGCTCCAGCTCGGCATCGCGCAGCACCTTGGCCTCGGCCACTCGCCTGGCGTGTGCCATCTCCTCACTCGATGTGAGCTTGCGCCCAATGTCTGCGCGCCAGGTCACCTCGACGCCAGCTCTCCAGCAGCCGAAGCGGCCGGCCGGAACGCCATCACCGAAAACCAGATACCAGCCAGGCTTGTCGCCGCCCTTGCCGCCTGTGCCCTTGGTGCCGGACCTGAACCTGTGAATCTTGCCGTCCAGGATCACCTGCTCTGGTGGCTCCAGGCCGGCCGACTTGATGGCGTCGATCAGTTGCTCTTCTGGTGGTGCAACTCTTTTCTCTGGTGGTGGCGACCAGGGGCCGCCCAGGACTTTGGAGAGATCAGCCATTGACCACCTGCCGATCTGCTCTCAATGTGCCGCCTGACTTGACCTCCAGCTCGTACTGCCTCGCCATCGGTGGCGTGTCGCCCCAGGTGTAGATCACCTGTGGCCATATTCCGAGCGCATCGGCCAGCTTTTTCACGCTGCCGTAATGGTCGATTGCTTCCTGTGTCGTCATCGCTGACCTCTCTTTCTGGATAAATTTTCGCAAGGTGTTGACATCTTAACCGGAAACCGTGGTAAAGTTCAACCACTGCGCGAACGGAATTGCCCGAAGGCGCAGCAACCAAGAAGGAGAGCCAACATGGCAATCAACGTAAAGACGACCGGCAGCCTGTCTGCCAACGGTGTGAAAGTCCTGGTCTACGGCCAGGCCGGTGCAGGTAAGACCTCACTGATCAAGACCCTGCCGCAGCCCATCGTGCTGTCTGCTGAAGGAGGCCTGCTGTCCATCCAGGACGCCGACCTGCCCTTCATCGAGATCAGCGACATGGACACGCTGCGGGAGGCTTACACCTGGCTGACTCAGTCCGACGAGGCCAAGGGGTTCCAGTCGGTGGCGCTCGACTCCATCAGCGAGATCGCTGAGGTGGTCCTGAATGCCGAGAAGAAGGCCACCAAAGACCCACGCCAGGCCTACGGTGCGATGCAGGAGCAGATGGCCGACATCATCCGCGCATTCCGCGATCTGCCTGGCCGGCACGTCTACATGAGCGCCAAGCTGGAGAAGACCCAGGACGAGATGGGCCGCGTGCTGTATGCGCCATCGATGCCTGGCAACAAGACCGGCCAGGCGCTGCCTTACTTCTTCGACGAGGTGCTGGCGCTGCGTGTCGAGAAGGACAGCGAGAACAACACCCAGCGCGCCCTGATGTGCGACTCGGACGGCCTCTGGCTGGCCAAGGACCGCAGCGGGAAGCTGGACGCCTGGGAGGCTCCTGATCTGGGAGCCATCATCGCCAAGATCGGAGGGAAGTGATCATGACCAAGTCGATGGAACAACTGGCCGCCCAATGGCTGGAGGCCAAAGAGGCCGAGCGCAAGGCCACCGAGCGCCGCCGTGACTTCGAGGATGCCATGCGCGAGCTGGCTGGTTTTTCGGAGCAGACCGAAGGCACTGAGAACGTCAAGACGCCTGGCTTCGCCATCAAGATCGTCGGCCGCATCGACCGCAAGGTCGACGCCGACAAGGTGCAGGAGCTGGCCGCCGAGCACGGACTGACCGATCACCTGAGCACACTTTTCCGGTGGAAGCCGGAAATCAACATGGCCATCTGGAAGGCGACAGATGAGTCCATCACCAAAGCACTCGCCGGAGCAATCACGGCCAAACCTGGCCGCCCTTCTTTCACCATTGAACCCATCACCACCAAGGAGTAAATCATGGCTTTTCTCGGACAAACCTTTGCAGCATCTGACCTGCCCCAGGGCACCAACAACTTCGAGCCGCTGCCGGCTGGATGGTACACGGCCAACATCACGCAGGCAGAGCTGAAGAGCACGGTCGCTGGCGATGGCCAGTACATCAAGCTGCGCTACGACATCACCGGGCCGACTCACCAGGGCCGCGTGGTCTTCGGCAACCTCAACATCAAGAATGCCAGCGCCAAGGCTGAGGAGATCGGCCGCCAGCAGCTTGGCGAGATCATGCGCGCCATCGGCCTGGCTAAGGTCCAGGACACCGATCAGCTCATCGGTGCCAGCATCCAGGTCAAGCTGGACGTGCGCCCTGCGCGCACCGACGACAAGACTGGCAAGACCTACGAGGCCAGCAATGATGTGAAGGGGTTCAAGGCCGTCAATGGTGGCGCAGCGCCCACCTTTGCCGCTGCAGCTCCTGCAGCAGCTCCTGCAGCCTCTGCAGCGCCGGCCAAGGCCGCGCCGCCCTGGCAGAAGAAGTGAAGTGAAAAGCCCCAGCCTCGTGAGAGGACTGGGGCAAGTTGGCAACTACAGAAGGAGAGTGGGCACCATGAAAATACCCGAACCAGAGCATAGCATCCAAGGCCTGATCGACAAGCACCACGAGAAGCAGGCAGAGCCGCCCAGGCCACACATGGGCTGCAGCCAGTTGGGTCACCCATGTGACAGGTGGCTGTGGCTGTCGTTTCGCTGGGCCGTCCAGCCCCAGTTTCCTGGCCGCATCCTGCGCCTGTTCAGGCGTGGCCAGATGGAGGAGGCCACCATCGTGTCGGACCTGCGCGCCATTGGCATGGACGTTCGCACGAGCCGGCAGCAGGCGCGCGTGGACTTCGGTGCGCATGTGTCCGGCAGCATCGACGCCATCATCGAGTCTGGCGTGCCTGCAGCGCCCAAGAAGCGCCATGTGGCCGAGTTCAAGACGCACAGCTCCAAGAGCTTTGCCGACCTGGAGAAGAACGGGGTCGAGAAGTCCAAGCCCGAGCACTTCGTCCAGATGCAGCTCTACATGCACGGCACCGAGATCGACCGCGCCCTGTATGTGGCCGTCTGCAAGGACGATGACCGCATCTACACCGAGCGTGTGCGTTACGACAAAGAGGTGGCCGAGAAGTTCATCGCACGCGGCCGCAGGCTGGCGCTGGAGGACCGCATGCCGCCACCCATCAGCACCGACCCGAGCTGGTATCAGTGCAAGTTCTGCGATGCGCACGAGTTCTGCCACGAGACCAAGACCACCAAGCACGTCAACTGCCGCACCTGCGCGCACAGCACGGCCAAGGAGGACAGCACATGGCGCTGCGAGCGCCACGAGGCCGATGGCATCCCTGTCGAGTTCCAGCGCCAGGCTTGCGACAGTCACGTCCTGCACCCTGACTTGGTTCCCTGGGAGCGCAAGGACGGCCTGGACCAGTGGACGGCTGTCTACGTCATCGAAGGCCGCGATGTGGCCAACGGTGAAGGCGATGCGCACGTCTACACCAGCCGCGAGATTCTGGCTAATCCAAAAATGTGTAGCTTGGGCGAT